CCCCCGGGGCCACGCCAAAAGCACCGTAATGAGCCTGCAAAACGTCCTCCACGCCGCCCTGTTCGGCTACAAGCGCTACATCCTGCTGGTCTCGGACACCGAAGCTCAGGCGGTCAGCTTTTTAGACGCCATCAAAAACGAATTAGAGACCAACGAGCGCATTTTAGCGGACTTCGGGGAGCAGCCGGGCAAAACCTGGAAGACCGGCTCCATCCTGCTCTCCAACGGCTGCCGGATCGACGCCGTAGGCAGCGGCCAGAAGCTGCGGGGACGGCGCAACTACGAGCGCCGCCCGGATCTCATCCTCTGCGACGACATTGAAAACGACGAGGGCGTCCGCACAGCGGAGCAGCGGCAAAAGACCGCCGATTGGTTCTGGAAGGCGGTCTGCAAGTCCGGCGACAGCTACACGGACATCCTCGTCATCGGCACCATCCTGCACCACGATTCCCTTCTGGCGGGCCTGCTGGAAAACCCCGGCTTCCAGAGCCGGAAATACCGGGCCGTTCTGTCCGACGCGCCCTCCCCCCTGTGGACGGACTGGGAGCGCCTCGCCTCGGATCTCACCGACCCCGACCGGGAAAAAACCGCCCACGCCTTCTATTTCAAGCACCGCAAGGAAATGCTGGCAGGCGCAAAAGTCCTCTGGCCGGAAAAACTCAGCTACTACGATCTGCGGCTCATGCGGCTGACGGAGGGAGACGCCGCCTTCAACTCGGAAATGCAGAACCAGCCCATCGACCCAGCCGCCTGTCTGTTCTCCGTCCAGTGGTTCCGGTACTACAACCCCGCCGAGGTGGACTTCCGTGCCGCCGACTTCCGGTTTTACGGCTACTGCGACCCCTCTCTGGGCCGCACCGCCTCCAGCGACTATTCCGCCATCGTCACGCTGGCGGTGGACCGGAACACGGGCCTTGCCTACGTCTGGGACGCGGACATCCAGCGCCGCCACCCGGACAAGATCATTGGCGACATTCTGGAAAAGGAGCGCCTGCTCCGCCGGGAGACCGGCCGGGGCTACGCCCTTTTCGGCGCGGAGACCAACCAATTTCAGTGGTTCTTAAAGGAGCAGCTGGCCCGGGAGTCCGCCCGGCAGGGCCTCTATCTGCCCATTCAGGGCGTCCGCTCCACGGAGGATAAGACCATGCGGGTGGAGACGTTACAGCCGGACGTGAAAAACGGCTACATCCTCTTTCGCCGGGATCAGACGCTGCTTTTGCAGCAGCTTTCCCAGTTTCCCCTTGGCGCCCACGATGACGGCCCGGACGCGCTGGAGGGCGCCCGCACGCTGGCCCGCAAGCAGTCCCGGACGGCGAACCTCTCCGGTCTGCACCTGTAAAAAACTCACGTGAGTCTTGTCCGGCCTGTCCGCAAACAGGGAAGCGCCCCAAGCTGTGCAACCGGCAAAAAACTCACGTGAGATTTGTCCAATTTTTTACGAACGAAAGGAGTCCATCTATGACCATTCCTTACTTAAACACCGCCCGTCCCGTCCCCATGAGCGACATTCCCGAGGAATACCGGGACATTGCCGAGGCCATCGGCCTTGAGGCCTTCACCCGGCTGACGCTGCTGTGCGGCGGACAAAGCCTGTACATCCCCAAGCGGGAATCCTTGGAGCGCAACGCCCGTGACCGGGACATCCGGGCCCGGTTCAACGGCTGTAACTACCGTGCTTTGGCGGTTCAGTTCCGTCTCAGCGAGCGGCAGATCCGCAAGATCATCAACGGCACCCGCACTTAAAACCGGACAAAACTCACGTGAGTTTTGTCCGCACATCGCCCTGTCGTTCGCTTCGCGCGGAGCAGGGGAGCGGCCGCCGTCCTTCCTTTTCTTTACATTTTTGTAACAAACGAACTTTTTCTTTGCTTTTTCCCCCTTTTATGCTAAACTATTCTTGAAAAAACATCTCTTTTCAAAGGAGGGCCTTGCCATGCCTCAGGAATCCGCGCCCATGGACCAGCTCCGGGGCGAGCCGCTGCGTTTTCTGGAAACGGAGCAGTTTCAGGAAATGCTGTCCGTCTACCGCAAGCTCAAGCCGCTTGAGCAGGAAAACCCCCGCAAATTCCGCAACCAGCTGAACACCTACGATTTTTCCGACATCTACCCCATTATGGACACCTACCTGCAAACCCGCGCCCTCTCCGATCCGGAAGCCGTGTCCGCCGTCATCGCGGAGGGCGCGCCGGAGAGCGTGGCCTTCGCCTCCACGCTGCTGGACATCTTCGAGACCACGGTGGCGGAGCGGGTGCAGGAATACGACGTTCTGGGCAACAGCCCCGCCACCTACTTTATCTGCGGTGTGTGGGCCAACATGAAGCGGGGGAGGGAGTTCCACCCGGCGTCCAACGGCATCACCGTCACCTACGATCAGCCGGACGCCTACGGCAACCAGAACATCCGCTACCGCAACAAGGACTATGAGATGACCCTCATCTTCGAGGCGGTGGAAGCCTACACGAAGAACCTCAGTTGGACGGCCCACCGCCTGCTGATCTACACCCTCATGCGGGGCAACGCCGACAACTGGCGGAACAACACCGCCACCTTCTCCATCGAGGAATACATGGCGTGGGCGGGCCTGAAAAGCCGGGACGCCGCCTACCGCCAGCTGAAAAAAGACATGCAGGCCATCACCGGCATGAAGATCACCGCCGAATCCTTCAAAAAGTACTTTGAATCCTTCTACATCACCCATCTCGCCACGGAGGCCTACATCAAAAAGTACACCGGCGAGGTCCATATCTCCTTCGCGGAGAACGTGCGCCACTTCCTGACCCAGTATTACCAGCTGATCCCGGACTGGATGGGCCACCTCTCGGAAAACAGCTACCGTCTGGCCTTCTACCTGTTCTACCGGGCCAGAAAAGCCCCCATCGACGAAAACGGCTCCTTCCGCATCAAGATCGACGACATCATCCATTACATCGGCCTGCCCACCAAGGATGAGGTCAAAAACCGCAACTATGACGAGGCCATCATCCGCCCCTTCAACAAGGCGGTGGAGGAGATCGAGAGCATTTCCAACGGCTCCATCCATATGGACTTCGACTATGACGACATCAACACCTTTCTGGCGGGCCGCATGAACGTAGGCATCGACCAAACCCTCTGGGACTACATCCAGAAAATCGACAAAACCCGGACGGCCAAGCAGTTAAAAGGGAAGCCCTCCCGCAAAAAAACACCGGAGACGGAAGCCTGACAGGACAGGAAAAGCCTGCACGAAACCACGTCTGAACTCCCTTCCGAAAAATCGCCGGATTTGGGACATTGTGCAGAAACAGCCGCCCTCTTTTCCACAAGGAACCTCTTTTCGGTCCGTTTTCCCTGAAAAACAGCCGCAAACCGCCCTCTCCGTGGAGAAATCCATCCACAATCCCCCCAATTTCCCTGTCCGATTCCAACTTCCCCCCGTGCAATTCCGACCTCACCCCGTGCATTTCCCTACCTGCCCCCGTGCAATTCTCTCCTTTCCGCCCCTCCCATTGTTCCCATTTTCTTTCACTTTTATACCCGCATTTTTCGGAAAGTTCATGAGCTAACTCCAAATTTTTCCAACTTTTTTACACCACGACCCTTCCCCCCGTTTTCCCCTTATTGATATATTAAGATATACTACTGCCCCGGACCGCTTCGCCGGTCTCCGGGGCGGTATGCTACAATACTCCTGATCAGACCCAGAAAGGAGACGTTCCATGCCCGACACCTTCGACTCTCTCCGTCCCCGGATCATCGACTACCTCTATGACCGGGGCATCGATCCCCGCAAGCGGTTCCGCTGTCTGAACCCGGCCCACCTTGACCGGGACCCCTCCATGGGCTTCGATCCCAAGCGCAACAAGGTCCACTGCTTCGCCTGCGGCGCGGACTACGACCTCTTTGACCTCCTCGCCCTCGACAACAACCTTTCCTCCCCGGCGGACGCCCTTTCTCTTGCCAGCGAACGGTACGGGGACGGCTCCGCAAGGCGTTCCGTCTCCTTCAGCGCCGCCGATTCCTCCCGCATAACAAACCGT